GTTGATTATTATAAAAAATTAGTTGCCCAGGGTTATTCTTATGAAGAGGCTGTAGAACTTATAGCAGATGACAATGAAATAGATGAATACGACATCAAGAGAATGTTACAAGCAGCAGGAATAGACGATGAAGATAAGTGATTTATGTGAAAACACAGCAAGCGCAATAGCAGGTACTAATAACGGATTTGCTAATGGCGGTATCGGTATGCAAAAACGTATGAAAACAAAAAAGAAGCGTAGAGCACAAGAAGATGCTCCTCCGGGTAGAGAAAAGCAAGTCAAGAAACTGAAAAAGAAATTTGACGATCCTGGAGCACCTTATGCTATTGCTTGGGCACAACATAATAAACACGGCAAGCCTAAAAAGAAATAAATACTTTATGAACACAAATGATATAACAGAAGGTCCTTTTAAAAGTTTAGGTCGCGGGTTTGCTAAAGGTTTCCAAGCAGGGAAAGCAAGTCCTGGTATGCTAAATCGCGGAATTAAAAAAGCACTTGATCCAGACACGTATGGTAAGGACGACGGAACAAATAAGGTAGACTGGACGCCGATTCCTGTGACTCCAGTAAAAGTTGATCCACAAATGGTTATACCTAAAAGTGTAAAAGAAATACCAGCTGGCACAGGATTTAAAGATCAAAAAGGGATTATGTGGCAGTGGGCCGGACAAAGCTGGGTAAAGAAAATGCCAGGCGGATGGCAAGGCGGACAGATAAATAACAATAGTGCTTTTAAAATGTATATTGATGCATTAAAACAAGGTAAAGCATACAAACCTATAAAACGGGAAAGTGATATGAAAGATGTAAACGAAGGTCAATTAGGTGATATGGCCCACCGTGCTGAGGCAGACCACGAAGTACAAATGGCTCGTGCAGAACTATACAAGTTAGCAAAGTATAGCATTAAACTACATGACATGCTAAAAGGTGTAAGTGAAGCAGAAGGACTTGACGGTTGGGTGCAAAGCAAAATCACTAAAGCAGCTAATGATATAGGTTCAGTATATCATCATATGGATTACGAAGAAGCTTCTGAAGAAGAGCTACCAGAACCTAAAATTAATTTAGAAACAAAAGCACATCCGTACAAAGATGAGCTACATGCAAAATTAGCAGAAGCACGTAATAAAGAGTTATCAGAAGGTCCTTTTAAAGGTGTCGGTAAACAGTTGATGAAGCGAAAGCTCAACAAACAATATAAAAAATCAGACCTTGCAAATTTTGATAAATCAGGAATAGACACAAGCGGAAAAACACCTGATGAGATTGGGCAAATGAAGTCAGATTACTACCATGACAATATGGACAAAGCATCTAGAGCAAAAAAAGCCAGCGATCGTTTATCAAAGAAAAAATAATACAAAATAAATTTAATGATAATCACGGCCTTTGCCGTGATTTTTCTTGACAACTACCTAAATAACATGTATAATAAACAAAACTAAGGAGAGTGTATATGAGTGACCGTACCTACGGCCAAGAAGAAAAGGCTAAATTAGAAAGACTTGTTAAAGAAGGTGTAACAGTATTGCAAGAAGTAGAAGATCTACAAGCAGGACTAAAAGACACTGTAAAAGCAGTCGCTGAAGAATTAGATTTAAAACCAAGTTTAATTAATAAAGCAATCAAGGTTGCACAAAAACGTGACTGGGATGCACATCAAGATGCATATGAAGATTTAGAAACACTGGTTGCTACATTAGGCTACGACAAGTGAAGGCGGTGATAAACTTTTTTAAAGAAAGTTATAGACTCTCACCTTTTGCATTTTATTGCGAATTAATCGAAGCAGTTTTGCTAATATCAGCTAGTGCTATTTTGACATACACTGTTTTAGATCCCGCAACTAAACTTTTTATTCCATTGTATCTATTAGGTAGTATATTAGGTGTAATCAGCACTATTATTAGACGAGCAGGATTTGCTATTGTTCTTTGTGCTTGGTTTGTAATAATGAATACTATTGCAATGATACAATTATTTTTATAGGATATATTATGATTTACTACATTGACATTGACGGAACAATATGTGACCAAGAAATAGGAAGACCGTACAATCTAAGTCAACCGTTTGAAGAGCGTATTGCACACTTTAACGACCTTTACGAAAAAGGACATGAAATACATTACTATACTGCAAGAGGTGCTCAGTCAGGAATTGACTATCAAGAGGACACAGAAAAGCAACTTGCTAGTTGGGGTGTAAAATATACAACTGCTAGGGTAGGCAAACCACATTATGACATTTGGATCGACGACAAGGCTCAGAACGTAGATGCATATTTTTTAAATGAATACAATAAAGATCAAGCTGAGGTTGACAGCATCGTCAATCTATAGTATAATTAACACTAAGAGTCGCTCACTTAAGAGCAAGTATAAAGGTTAGTTGGCCATAAGCAACAAAGGAGACATATGAGTTACGTAGACGCACTATTTGATCGCGACCAAGATATTATTAGAGTCGTAGAACGTAAAGACGGTAAAAGAACTTACCGCGAATATCAAGCAAAATATACATTTTACTTTAAAGACCCTAGAGGCAAATATAAGAGTGTGTATGGAGATCCTCTTACACGCATTGTTTGCAAAAATACAAAAGACTTTCGCAAAGAAGTTGCTATTAACAAAGGCAAAGATCTTTTCGAAAGCGATATTAATCCTATATTCCAATCATTAAGTGAAAACTATCTCAATCAAGATGCGCCTAAACTAAACATTGCGTTTTTCGATATTGAGACAGACTTTGATCCAGAACGTGGCTTTGCTGATCCTAGTGATCCGTTTATGCCTATTACAAGTATCTCTGTATACTTGCAGTGGCTTGAAACAATGGTGTGTTTAGCAGTTCCGCCTAAGACACTTACAATGGACGAAGCTAAGAAAACACTTGAAGGTATTGACAATGTAATGCTATTTGAACGTGAAGGTGATATGATTGACACGTTCTTAACATTAATTGAAGACGCTGACATTTTATCAGGTTGGAACAGCGAAGGTTATGATATTCCGTACACTGTTAACAGGACAAGCCGTGTATTAAGCAAAGACGACACAAGACGTTTTTGTTTGTGGGGGCAGTTGCCTAAGAAGCGTGAATATGAAAAGTATGGAAAGACAGCACAAACATTTGACTTAGTAGGTAGAGTGCATTTAGACAGTTTAAATTTATATCGTAAGTATACATATGAAGAAAGACATAGTTATAGACTTGATGCGATTGGCGAGATCGAAGTTGGTGAGAACAAAGTTCCTTATGAAGGCACTTTAGATGCATTATACAACAATGACTTCCGCAAGTTTATCGAATACAACATTCAGGATACTGCGCTACTAGACAAGTTGGACAAGAAACTACGCTTTATTGATCTAAGCAACGAGCTTGCACACGCTAACACAGTGCTTCTACAAACAACAATGGGCGCTGTTGCTGTTACAGAGCAAGCAATTGTTAATGAAGCACATCATAGAGGATTACAAGTACCTAACCGTAAACAGCGTGACGATGAAAACACACAAGCTGCTGGTGCATATGTTGCATTTCCAAAGAAGGGCTTGCACAAGTGGATTGGTTCGATGGATTTGAACTCGCTATATCCAAGTGTGATTCGTGCATTAAATATGGCTCCAGAAACTATCATAGGTCAAATACGTCCAGAAATTTCAGACAGTCGTGTACATGAAGATATGACACTTAAAAAGAAATCCTTTGCAGGTAGTTGGGAAGGCCGATTTAGTACAGAAGAATATGAAGCAGTCATGGATCAACGTAAGGACATTTCTCTTACAGTTGACTGGGAAAACGGTGGCAGTGATGTACTGTCAGGCGCAGAAATATACAAAATTATTTTTGATAGTCAACAACCGTGGATGCTTAGTTCAAACGGTACTATCTTTACAACAGAGTTTGAAGGTGTTATTCCAGGTATTCTAAAGCGTTGGTACAGCGAACGTAAAGACTTGCAGAAGATGCTAAAGAAAGCAAAGGACGCAGGCAATGCCGCAGAGATTGAATACTGGGACAAACGACAGCTAGTTAAGAAGATTAACTTGAACAGTTTGTATGGTGCTATTCTTAATCCAGGTTGTAGATTCTTTGATAAACGTATCGGACAGTCAACTACACTAACAGGTAGAACTATTGTTAAGCATATGTCAGCAGAAGTAAACAAGGTTATTACAGGTACGTATGATCATGTTGGCGAAGCAATGATATATGGTGATACTGACTCTTGTTACTTTAGTGGATACCCTACACTTAAAAGTGAAATTGATGCAGGTAACTTGCCGTGGGACAAAGACAACGTAATTACACTTTATGACCAAGTGTGCGAAGCAGCAAATACAACGTTTCCAGATTTTATGATGCAAGCATTCCATTGCCCTAAGAGCCGCTCAGACGTTATTGCAGCAGCAAGAGAAATTGTTGCAGAGTCTGGCTTATATATTACTAAGAAGCGTTATGCAGCACTTGTGTACGACATTGAAGGCTTTAGAAGCGATACAGATGGCAAGCCGGGCAAAGTAAAAGCAATGGGCTTAGACTTACGGCGTTCTGATACTCCAGTGTTTATGCAGGAATTCCTAAGTGAAATTTTGCTTATGGTGCTAACTGATGTTCCGCAGGAAGAAATACTAGAACGTATTACTGTATTCCGTAAAGAATTTAGTGATCGTCCGGGTTGGGAAAAAGGTTCACCTAAACGTGCAAACAAGATTGGACATTATCAGCGTCTTGAAGAAAAGCAAGGCAAAGCAAACATGCCCGGACACGTTCGAGCAAGCATCAACTGGAATACATTGAAGCGTATGAACGGAGACAAGTATTCGCAAGAGATTGTAGATGGTATGAAAGTTATTGTTTGTAAACTAAAACAGAATCCACTAGGTTACACAAGTGTTGCGTATCCTACAGATGAATTACGTTTACCAGAATGGTTTAAGGAACTGCCATTCGATGATGCAGCGATGGCGGAAACTATTATTGATAACAAACTAGACAACTTGATTGGTGTGCTTAACTATCCATTAGAAGATACTAAACAACACACAACCTTTTCTAGTTTGTTTGAATTTGGAGACTAACATGAAGGTAGGATTTACTTGTAGTACATTTGACTTGTTACACGCCGGGCATGTAATTATGTTACGTGAAGCAAAAGAACAATGTGATTATCTTATCTGTGGATTACAAGTTGATCCAAGTATAGACCGTAAAGAGAAGAACGCACCTATACAAACTATAGTAGAGCGTTATACACAGTTAAAGGGCATAAAGTATGTCGATGAAATTGTTCCATATGCAACAGAACTTGACCTAGAAGACATTCTTAGTATGTACCCAATTGATGTACGTATACTTGGTGAAGAATATCGAGACGGTACTTTTACTGGTAGAGCAACGTGTGCTAAGAGAGGCATTGAGTTATACTTTAATAAAAGAGAACATCGATTTAGTTCAAGTGATTTACGGAGAAGAGTCTGTGAATAAATTTATATTTGATGTAGACGGTACACTAACACCTAGTAGAAGTAAAATAGATGAAAGTTTTGCAACTTTCTTTTTTGACTTTTGCACCATGAACAAAGTCTACCTTGTTACAGGTAGTGATAGACCTAAAACTGTAGAACAAATAGGTAATGTTTTGTATGGTATGGCCGATTGTGTATACAACTGTTCAGGCAGTGAAGTTTATAAAGGCAATCGTCTTATTAGATCGAGTGATTGGGTCATGCCAAAAAATCAACTAAGCTGGTTAGAAGATAAATTAGAAGAAAGCACATTTGTCCTACGTACAGGAAAACATATTGAAGCTCGTAGCGGCATGGTAAACTTTAGTATTGTAGGTCGCAATGCAACATTAAAGGAACGGGCATTGTATATAGAGTACGATGAACAAATAAATGAACGTCAAACTATTGCAATGTTATTCGAAGATAGATTTCCGAACATGCAAGCAACAGTTGGCGGAGAAACAGGAATAGACATTGCACCAAAGGGTGCTGACAAAAGTCAAATACTCAAAGAGTTTGACGGGGAAGATAATTTGCATTTCTTTGGAGATGCAATTTTTCCAGGTGGTAATGACTGGTCAATTGCAAACGCAATAGTAGATCAAAATAGAGGCACTTTCTATAAAGTTACTGATTGGAAAGAAACTTGGGAGATTTTAAATGAAAATTTTGTTGACAGGACATAAAGGATTTATAGGAAGTCATTTACTATCACGACTTAGTAAAGAAAATGCTGTAGTAGGTATTGATTTAGAAGATGGTTGGGATAGAGACAAATATAATAACAACCAAGACTTAATAAATTGTGAGTTAAATGAAAACTTTGACTTAATTATACACTTAGCTGGAAAAAGTGGAGTACGTGAAAGTATAGACGATCCTGCAGGTTATTGGCGTAATAACGTAGAAGTAAGTAAACGACTATTTGCACGTTATCCTGATACACGTATACTATATGCAAGTAGTTCTAGTGCTTACGAGCCCGATTTGAACCCTTATGCGGCGTCTAAGTTCTGTGTCGAGGAAGCAGCTGAACGGTATCCAAACACATTAGGTATGCGCTTTCATACAGTGTATTCTGACACTCCGAGAAAAGGAATGTTTTTGGATAAACTGATTAACAATAAATTAGAATATGTAACACGGCATTATAGAGACTTCATACATATAGAAGATTTATGCGATGCAATTGAATTATGTATGAACAGCAAGTATACAGGCATAATTGATATAGGCACAGGAGCTCCTTTTAGAGTTCAAGACTTTGCACCGGACTTACCTGTTCGTCTAAATACCCCAAATGAGCGTCAATGGACTTGTGCAAATATGGAAAAAATTAAGACCTTAGGATTTAAACCTAAATACTCTATAGAAAACTACTTGACAAATGACGATAAAGGCAATATAATAAAACTTGAAATAGGAGAAACCGTATGAAAGACATTTTACAAGACATCGTTGCACACACCCACTCACTAGGCTTTCTTAGTCTAGTAAAGATAAGCAATGATGAGAACACTGCAATTGATAGCATGGCTGAAGACCGTAGTGTTATTCTTAGTGCAGAAACACATTCACCAGTAGCTGAGTTTACAGGTACATTTGGTATGCCTAACTTAGATAAACTTGCATTGCATTTGAAAAATCCAGAGTATAAAGATAATGCAAAAATTGATGTTATTGAAGCAGAGCGTAATGGCGAAACTGTTCCGACACATATTCACTTTGAAAATGCAGCAGGTGACTTTCAAAATGATTATCGCTTTATGAACAAGCAGATCATTGAAGAAAAACTTAAAACAGTTAAGTTTAAAGGTGCTAATTGGGGTGTTACATTTACTCCTAGTATGGCTGCTATTGCACGTATGAAACTTATGGCAGCTGCTCATTCGGAAGAGCCTACATTTAATGTAAGCACTAAAGATAGTAACTTAGTGTTTAGCTTTGGTGATGCAAGCACACACGCAGGTGAATTTGATTTTGAAAAAGGTATCGAAGGCACTCTTGCACATACTTGGAGTTGGCCAGTAGCACAAGTTCAGTCTATTCTTAACTTAGATGGCGACTTAACAATGAGCATTTCGGATCAAGGTGCTATGATGATTTCAGTAGACAGTGGTATGGCCAAGTATGACTATATCTTACCAGCACAAAGTAAATAATGAATAGTAATTTAACTGCAACACAAAATGACTATGCTGTTTTTCTGCCTGCGCTAAGTGGCTTTTATGCTACTTACGTAGGCAAACAGCGTTATGACGAGTACGTAGACTTGTCACGTATGCCCAGTAACTTTACTAACGATTGCGAAAGCCTAAACTACCTCAATCCAAAACAAGGACTATTTAATTATCATTGGAGTTTATATTCAGCAGGACACGCAGAGCTTGATGTAAACAAACACTCACCAAAAGAAGATATGGTGCGTAATCGTGATAGAGAAAATAGCTGGTTGTTAGGTGACTCTGGCGGTTTCCAGATTGGTAAAGGCGTATGGGAAGGTGACTGGAAAGATCCTAATTGTCCCAAAGCACAAAAGAAACGTGAGCAAGTTCTTACGTGGATGGATGCTTACATGGACTATGGAATGATACTTGATATTCCAGCTTGGGTTGCACGTTCGCCTGCTGGACAAAAAGCAACAGGTATTACTACATATATGGAAGCAGTGCAAGGTACATATATCAACAACGATTGGTTTATTCGTAACCGCAATGGTAACTGTAAATTCCTAAATGTTTTACAAGGTGAAAATCATGCTGATGCAGAAGATTGGTATCAGCGTATGAAACAATATAGTGATCCTAAAAAATATCCAAACGAACACTTCAACGGGTGGTCAATGGGCGGACAGAACATGTGTGATGTACACTTAGTTCTTAAACGCATCATTGAATTACGATATGACGGCTTGTTAGAAAAAGGTGTGCAAGACTTTATGCACTTCCTAGGTACAAGTAAGTTAGAGTGGGCTACACTACTAACCGACATACAAAGAGCAGTAAGAAAGCATCATAATGAAAACTATACTATTACTTTTGATTGTGCTAGTCCTTTTCTCGCAACCGCGAATGGACAGATATACATACAGAACGAGACAGTTGATCGTTCGAAATGGACATATCGAATGGTGCCGAGTGTTGACGATAAAAAATATGCTTCGGACAACCGTCTCTTTAGAGATACTGTTATTTCAGATGGGGTATTTAAAAACTTTGAAGACAGTCCGATCACTGCAGAACTCAAAGTATCAGACGTTTGCACTTATGCTCCCGGAGACTTAAACAAGATAGGTAAAGAAGGAAAGACATCATGGGACTCATTTAGCTATGCAATACAAATGGGCCATAATGTTTGGAGTCATATCAATGCTGTACAAGAAGCAAATAGACAATATGACAACGGATGCGTTCCTAGAATGCTTGTACAAGAACGCTTTGACAGATTATTCTTTAGAGATGTAGTAGAAGAAATATTTGCTACAGACGACAAAGAAAAAGCATTAGCACTTGTCGACGAGCATAGCAAATTTTGGATGGCAATACCAGGTACAAGAGGCGCAGTTGGCAAAAAGACTGTAAACTCTAGTACATTCTTTGATAATTTATTTCAGGTAGAAGATGCAGTCGAAGAGGAGGCTGACGTACTTGATGAAACTAAATTGGAGGATTTAGAAAATGAGCAACTTCACAGAGAAACACAATAGTTTAGCAAGTCATTTACAAGAACTTTATAAGAAGCATAGAAAACTTGACGAAGAGATAAAAACGTTGTATAATAGCTTTGAGCGTGAAGAAATCATCAATAGGAAAAAAAGTATGAAACTTTGGCTTAAAGATGAAATATATCGAATTGAAAGAGAACTAAGGACCCTTCCATGAAACGTGATTATGACACCGGAACAGACGAAAGTGTATTATTCTTTACAGGTATAGAAGTTGAAAAGACTCCTGCATATGGATTAAAAACTTTATTTGTTACAGGAATACACGAACCACATGAAATACAAAAACACTATGATGAACATCAATGTGAACATATCTTCTTTGGAGCTAATCATAGTTTTAATCCGGGTATAAACTTTCCTAGTGATGCTGACAAATGGACACCTTGGGAAAACATGATCAAGGCATTCTTAACAGCAGGTAAATTATGTAGTTTAGATATACCAATCACTCTTGCTGAAGCATTCCTTGAGTCAGGACTGACTGAATATGAAAACTTTATCCCACAACTGCGCATTCCATTGCCTTATGCGAAACTGTGGAACTACAACACTATGTTGAAGATTGATGATAAAGACTTTAAGGCATCTAACCCAGGTGTTTGGTGTCATAGTTTGCACGATTTAATGGATAGAGAAAAATTCACTGATTGGGGCAAATATGGCCTTGACAAAGTAATCAAATGAGTGTACAATGGATACAGAACCAGAACGTTATTATGATTGGATGTTGTGGAAAATGCGACAGGAAGACAAAAAAATGAGTCAAACACATAGACTA